CTCGTTCCTGATTGCTCAGGATGTTAAGTCTGTGCTTCCTGAAGCGGTCGATGTGGTGGGCGAGAACAACGAGCTTGGCTTGCGCTACACCGAAGTCATCCCGCTGCTGGTTGCCGCCATCAAAGAACTCACCGCCCGTGTTCAAACTCTCGAAGCTAAGTAAGCCATGATTACCCTCTCTTGGATCATCGAACGCCTTCTCGTTAAGCCGACCGAAGGCACTCTCACCGATGTCGTTATCACCGCCGACTGGCGATGCAACGGCATTGAAACCATCGGCACCGACGACGACGCAAAGACCTACAGCGGCACCGCTTATGGTTCGTCGTCATTCGGTCCGCCGACCGAAAACTTCACGCCGTATCTTGACCTAGAGCCTGAGCAAATCCTCGGCTGGTGCTTCAGCAATGGCGTCGACAAGACCGCCATCGAAGCGAACGTCACCGCGCAGATCGAGAACCAGATCGACCCGCCGGTTGTCTGTCTGCCAAATCCGTGGGTGCCGAAGGAAATCGTCCCGCCGCTCGTTGAGCAGAAGGTGCCGGTTTTGGTTGCCAGCGATTCGTCTGTCTCCGATGCTTCGGCGGCATGATTAAAATTGAACTGACGCCCGAACAAGCTAACAGCCTCCTGCAACTCATCGATATCTCGATCAAAGCTGGCGGTTTTCAGAACGCAAAGGTTGGAGTACCTCTGGCCGACCTGATTCTGGAAGCCGCCAAGTCTTCGCGGCAGATTGAAATAGCCAAGTAAATCATCCCATGACTGAATCCCACTTCATGCGAGACATGTTCGCCGCTGCTAGTGGACCAGTCATCGGAATACTCGGGAACGCGGTTTTCTCAGACCCAAATCTTAAGACGGCATCGCTCGCGTTCGGTGCCGTCACTGCTTTTATCGTCTGCCTGTCCAAGGCCATCGACCTGTACCGAAAGTTCAAATGAACCCCAATCTTACCTCTCTCATCCGTCATCTTCTCTCCGCCGCTGGTGGCTTCCTCGTCGCCAAAGGCTTGGCCAGCGCCGATCAAGTCGCTGAACTTGCCGGTGCCACCGTGAGCATTATCGGCGTCGCTTGGTCGATCTTTAACAACAAGAAGGCGGCGAAGTCTGACGCTCCGAAAGCTGAATGAACTTTCTGGCCGACTTGGTAATGAAGCTGGTCATCTGGCTTCATGCACTGACCAAGGAGGATGTCTCAAGTGAAGACGCCAAGAAACAACCTGATCTTAAGCGCGGTCTGCTTGCTCGCATTGATGAGCATGAGCGTGAGCTGCGCGAGCAGGGTGATTTACGTCCCCCACGGTGAGCCTGTACGCCTCGCTGAGAGCGTTGAAGCAAAGGTTTGGACTGTTGACGCCAGTGGCAAAACGGTGCGTAGTAAGAACCGAATTACCATCCATGAGGGCTGGTATGCATTGCCAAAGGATTGAATGAGCCATAACGCACCTTACAAAGGTTCACCGTCTGTTAAGGGCAGCGGAAGCGGACCTTACAAACAGTCGCCGCCTCCAAAGCCTCCGGTTAAACCAAGTCCAAAGCCGGTTCCAAGTGGCAGCGGACCGTATCGTAAATGATTCAAACGAAAATCCCCCGGTGGTAATGAAAACCATCGGGGGATAATTGTTTCAGCGTCCTAACGACTTCAAGACACTCGCAACGAAGTCCTCGCTCTTGGCAGAGTTTACATTGGCCGACTTGAAGCCGGGATTTGTCGCCTTAGAACTAACTCCCGGCTCGCTGCCACGATACTTCGCCAGTTCGGCTTGCAGGCGTTTGTTTACCTCAACCTGAAAATAGAGAAGCTCACGGTACTTCGGCGCAGCAGCGGCCCAAAGAGCGGCCTTAGCGAGGTCTTCTTCGCTGTTCTCGCCGTTGAAGATTTGCTGCGCAAGGCTAAGACGCTGGTTCAGCTCGCCATTCCATTCCTCATCGCCCTCACGCGGCTCGAAGATTTCAAGTGCGCGAGCATTCTCGCTCACCTTAGCCCAAGTCTTACTGGCCGACTCCAATGCGGCCTTCGTCCCCTGCTCATTGTCCTGCTGATACTTCGAGATGATGGCGTCGTAATCGGACTTAGCCTCGGACATCTCCGCAGCCTTCTCGCCATTAATCTCGTCGTACTTGACGATTAGCGCGCCGAGCTTGGCCTTCTTGGACGGCGAAAGACCTTCAACGATGTCATCGATCTGCGAGTTCCGGTAGTCGCTCTCAGGCGACTTGAGTAGGCCAACAAGCCGTTCTCCATCGGTGCCAACAAGACCCTTTACCGATTCGAAGACGCCATTGATCTTGCCCTCGTACTTCTTGACGAATTCAGGGTGACGCTCGATGTCCAGCAATCGGACACGCTCGGAAAGCGCGTCACGCTCTTCCTGCAAGGTCTTGAGCTGAGCTTCGAAGTTGGGATTGGCAGTCTTGCCAGCCTTAAGCTCGTCCAGTTGCTTCGCAAGCTGCGCCTTCTCCTCCTTGATCTTACGGAATGCATCAGCGGCCTTCGTGGACTTAATCGTCTCGGGGATATCGGAATCAGCGTCCGTAGAAGTCGGAGCTTCGGCGGCGGCGGCGGCCTGCTTCTTCGAAGATCCAAACAAACGTTCGATGTCCTTCTCGGACTTGCTTGCTCCGCTGGTTGGCTTGGTCGTTTCGGCGGCGGCTGGCGTAACTGCCTTCTTAGGCTCCTCGGTAACAGGAGTCGATACGCCCTCATCGGCTTCGGCTCCCATGCGATTGAATGCGTCGAGAATCGAGTTGCCAAAGTCAGGCTGCGACGCCGGATTGGTCAGCGGAGAGTTCAGTGGTACGTCCATAATTTGTTAGTATTGCTTATCGAAGGTTGCTTCAGGTTCCTTAGTTGTTTCATTCACCGACAATTTTCGAAGGTTTTCAAGACAATGCGCGTAGCCAGCGGTTACACCGGCAGCGAAAATGATGTCAGATTCCTTCGCTCCATGAGACGGCATCGGCACCGGCATGGATTCAGCAACGATGCGGATTGCCATGCGTAAGAGCGGAGTCTGTAACAGCTTTGAGAATTCAGCACTCTCACCGCTTGTCATCCAGTCCGCCATATTCACCTCAGGCAGATTCTTCAGGTCCGATTTCTGGGTCTTCGTTGAGCCTTTCAGCCAATTTATCATACTTTGTTTTCTTGTTTCGTTTGAGTTTATGCCTCTGCGGAATCGGATCGAGAACGTCGTCTAGCTTGATAGGTTTCTCAGGTGTGACGACATCGCGCTTGGGTCGAATCACCTTTGTCACCTCAAGCATGTCAGCCAACGGCAGCTTGATGTAGCCGCAATCAACGTCGTTGATGCCGTATGAGACGACGAAATGATTCTTCGCGCTGTCGTAGTACGCTCCGCACGGGAACACGACCGCAGGCAATCCCGGCCACCAATCCTGCTGATTCGTGCCGGTGAGAAGCGGCAGCGTCGTCATGCGGACGATGCGGAATGGAGCCTTAGCCTCGAAGGCGTAAGCTCCCATGTAGTAGCGACGCTTCTTGTTGATCCACGGCAATGAGCTGTGGAAGAAGGTCCAGTACAAGCCATCGACCAGAATGGGATTCGAGCCGCCGCGCACCTCGCCAAACTTCCAGAGCGGATTGAACTCGTCGGTGACGTATTCCGCCTCCTTCTCAAGACGCCCATTAAGGCGCACTACGACATGAGGATTGGCCGAATACACCATGTGTGGCGTGTTATCGTGGACGAAGTAGAGCCAGTTCTTCTCATGGCCATCGTTCACCATCGCCTGGGCGTAGTTGTTGCCGTAGATCGGATCGAATCGGGCGACGTTCAAGAACTGCTTGTCCAAGACGAACATCGCCTGATGCGCGTAGCTCTTGAACGGGACGAACGTGCAGCAGCTTAGTCCGTACTTGTCGCCGAACTTAACCACTCGCGGATCTTCGAACTGCTCACCTGGAATGTGCGAGGTAAGGTTGAGCAACGCCTTCTTGATGGCTCCAAGATCCTTGGTCAACTCGAAGACAACGATGTCGTTCTTCTCAATGTAAACGTCCTCATCCTTCTCACGCTTATTGCGGCAGCGTCGGGCGAAAAGCAGGATCTGACCGCTCGGTTCCTGAACGATTGCTGGATTGAAGTAGTAGGTTCCAACCTCCTCAGGAAGCGTGATTTTGCCAACCTCCCAGTCGCACTGTTCGGCCAGCTTGGGTACGTCGTTTTTTGCGTAGCTCATTAGAAACTCGGCTGCGAATTTGATTTCGTCGTAGAGAGCAAGCCAATGATCGCGCTCCTCGCGGACCTCGGTCAGATGCTCCTCATGTTCTTTGGTTCGAATCTCAAGTGTCTTCTGCAAATCCTCGATCTGCATGAGCAAATCGGCCTGACCATCACCGCCATTTGCGAATCGCTTGAGAGCTTTAAGAGACAGACTTCGGATGATGTCTTTCATTATGGATACAATTTTGTGTTCTCCTGCGTCGCAAGCCTCGGAAGAATCCCGTAAAAGTTCATCCTGGGCATCGAATCGACCAGCATCTGGATGTCGATTGGACACCAAACCTTCTGGTTCGTTTCGAGGAGTTTGCAGACACCTTCGTAATTTACAAGGTAAGCATGCGTACACATGCCGCGAACAAGCTTGTAAAGGTTCGACGCGATGTAGCCGTGGTCTTCAATCGGGTCGGCGCAGCAGCTTCCAATGTAGACGACATGCCAGTCGCTCGGGAGATAGTCCAGATTGTCGGCTAGTTTTGCCTTCCAGTCGGAACATGTGAACTCAACGTCATCCTCGACGATGAGGAATGTGCGATGATCAGTTATCTTCGACTCGACCATCCACTTGATGGCCGACCAGACAGAGAAATGGCTGAGTCCGGCGACGATTGTTTTGACCTTCGCCTTCTCCTTTTCGCGTGTGTGGTAGTAGTCGGTCGAGATTCCGCAGTTCTCGGCCCTGAATCCATACATCGGAACCGCATCGATTCCGAATGACTTCATGTATCTGACGCATCGTCTCTCCTTCTCGCTCTCAGGCTTCGAGACGATGAAGCACGGCGTCTTTTCGAGCTGTAGTTTCATCGGTTCGGGAGGATGTAAATGATTCCGCGACGCGCACCTACGCATCGGCTGGGGTGGTTGTAGTAGTAACTGTACCCGTACTTCTGCGTCAGTGTTTTGGCTCGGTAAATCGCGTCCAACTTCTCCTTGATGTAGCCGAGGCAGATGTCATGGCCATTGTAGCTGTCGTATCCAAGCTGTCCGGTCGGTTCCTTGAAGTCGTGGATGGCGATGACTGGATGCAGGTCGTAGCGATTGATTGCCTCAAGCTCTTCGAGCAGTGGCAGGTAGTCGTTCCAGTGGGCGTCGAGGAAGAAAATCGTGTCGTGTCCAATTCCGTGATGCGGAATGAACCAGTTCATGCAGGCATCGCTGCTGCCTTCGAACATCTCGACGTAGACCTTCTCGCGCTTGAACTTCTCCTTAGCCCTTTCAACCAAGTCGTGGTTCAGCTCGCACGAAACAGTCTTGAGGAAGTTCTTGGCCAACCAAACGGTAGTGTTCGCTTCGTGAGTTCCGGTTTCGACAGCGGTCGTCAGCTCAAAACGTTCTTTGAGGTAAAGAAACTCCTGCTCGATGAATGTGTCTCCATTGAAAGGTGAACCCATAATTTTAGTCAGCTAAAGCGCAGTCTTCTTGATCGGCAACTCGCGGGAAAATTGTGAAGCACTTCAGATGCTGGCGGCTCTTGAAGTACATCTGTAAATCGATTGGAGCGAATACCTCTTCATTCGTCTCAATGAGAGTCTTGAGAGCCTTCTTGCGGACGATGTAGCAGTGAGTGCAAAGCGGCATCCCCTCGAAGAGATTGGAATCCAGCTCTCGCGAGAGCTTCCCGTGCGCGCAACAAGAGCCAGGATAGAGAATGTCCCAATCCTCAGGCAGCTTTGTAAGCGCACGTTCGATTGTTTCGCGCCAATGAGGACGGAAGAGGATGTCATCCTCTAGGACCATCACCATGTCCGGCGTGGAAGGATCGAAATCCAGCGCGTTCCAGAGCATCCAATGGGACATCGTGCATCCAACGTGCTTGGAGCAGATGAGGTAGCCTGAGCCGGGATTATCGACCTCGTACGGAATACTCGCCTTCAGGCCAGACTTCTTTCCATTCAGGCCGTAGAAGATCCGATAGTCCGAAATGCCAGCGGCATTCAGATTCTCTTTTAAACGCGGGATACGCGGCGAACCACGCATCGTTATGACGACCGTTTCCACGGTTATTTCAGTTTCCGATAAACAGCAAAGCAGCTCTCGGCAAGGTCGTAACGGGCGACAAATTCACAGCGTTTCAGGACGAACTTGAGAGCAGTTTGGGTTGATTCCCAATTCACATCGTCCATCACGATGTAGCCACCAACCTTGAGCTTCGGTAGCCAGTTGACGACATCACTCGTAGACGGCCATTCGGCGTGATTGGCGTCGATATGAACCATGTCCATGTCCGGGAGGAATCGTGACGCATCCCATGAGGACATGCGACAGAACTGGATGTGCCGGACGACCTTTGCGCGAACAGTGTGTTCGACAAACGATTCGTAGTGCTTGTCCAGATCGAGCGTCGCCCACCACTCCTGATTAGCACTCGTCTCGTCGTCGATACAGTCCTCTTTCTTCCAAGAGTCGATGGCGTAAACGGTTCCGATTCCGTTCAGCTTGCAGGCTTGAGCAAGAGCGAGCGTAGACTTGCCCTCGAAGACTCCAACTTCAGCGATGCGCTGCGGTTTCGTTTCAAGGACAAGTTTGGCAATTTCCAAACCTTTCTTCGGGTCGCACCAACCACCCATCTTCGGGAAGTTGTCTGCGATGAATTGAACGATGTTTTCTTCGTTTCCCATAATTCTCATCCCTGACGCGCCAAGTTAGACTCGGCAGTTGCATTCGCTCGCTGAATATCAGCGGTTGTCTTGGCATTCCGGCGTGACAGATCAGCCATCGCCTTCGTGTTCTGACGCTGAATGTTGGCCATAGTCTCGGCATTCTGGCGAGCGATTTTCGCCTGAACTTCCGCATTCATCACCGCAGTCTTCGGATCGACACCCTGCTGGATGGCCATTGCCTGCTGTTGCTGCGCCATTGCCTGCTGTTGCTCGGCCAATAGCTGGCCAAGCTGCTCAACGGTCTGGACAAGCATCTGGAGCTGCTGCGCGTAGGCTTCGACCTGAGGACGACGAGTAGGATCGGTGGAGAGACGGGCCAGATGATCCTGAACGTGCTGACCGATACCTTGCAGGAAGAGCATAATCTCCTGCGGATTGCCGCCCTGCTGGATAGATGCAGCAGCCTCGTTCGCCGCCGCAAGATGCGTGTCGATGTGGACGATTTGATTCTGCGTATCCGTGACGATTGCCATGTTTCCCTGGCGCAGCGACGAATGCTCCAGAACGGCCAGCGCGGTTTGATCCTGAACTCGCGAAGATTGGATCTGAGTCGGCAGATACCGATCCACCATTTGTTGGCCAACCTGAGCGGCGATGTAGTCGCGCAAGAGGCTAACCTTGCCACCCTCGGGAAGAGAGCCGAGAAGTCCGAGCAGAGAACCAAGGAGCTGCTGCTTTGCGAACTGAGAACCTTGGCCGACCGTGCGAGTCGCTTCCACGAAGTCGATGTCCAGCATGGCTTGAACCGGAACACCTCGTTCAGCGCAACGACGCTGGAACTCAATCGCGTCCTTATCCGACTTGGTAATCGGGTTCAGGTTGGGATTGGAGGCTCGGTTGTACCGCTCTTCGAAGAATGAATCGAGCTGGTTGTAATACCGGCTGAGCTGCGTCTTACCGATTGCTGACTGCTGCGCCACGATGGCTTGGATTTCAGTCGCAGTTCGTGGGTTGCCAGCCGGTTTGTTGAGCGATTGGCGATACTGAGAGAGATTGCCTTGAAGAACATTCTCAAGGTCCGCGTTGACCGCCATAGGAGCATCCAGAACGCCAGCAATGTTCTGCTGAATGACTTCGTAGTCTGGCGGGAGAATGGCATACGGTCCTTGCTGAACGACGCTTGTTTTGCTGAGAGCGTTCGGGTTGAGGGGACGGAAGAGAATCTGAGTGCGAGCGAACGCGCTGTCCACCATCGAGCAGCGGAGCCGGTTCTTCAGCTCCATCGCCTGAAGCATCTTGATGCCAAGACCCTTCACACCATGATGCTCGCCATCACCACGGTCGTAATACATCGGGTGAATGATCTGCTCCCACCGCTTGTAACGGCGCAGTTTCCGATACATGAAGTTCTCGCTGTCCCGCTCATCAATGATGGCATGGCTGATCTGGCCATCGAACTCCTTGTAGAAGATGTGGGACATCAGCACGACCTCCGACCGTGCGGAGAACGTGATGTCGTTCGAGCGAAGCTGACGTTGGAAGAACTCCCAGTCGTACTGAACGCCGGAACGGTACGGCTCAGGCATCGCAGCGCGAATACGCTGGCGAACGTAATCTACGTTCCAACCGGCAGCAGTCGCGGCCTGCTCGTCTTGAATCTTCTCGAACAGGTCATCCACACCCATACGAGTGCGAACGCAGGCCACCTTCCAATCGCTGACATTGGACTTGGTGCCATCGGGGACGAGAAGATCCGTCGCCATGATGGCCTTGCACCGCCAGTTGGAGCCATCTTCGAAGATCAGTGGACCATCGCCAATGAGGACCATCTCGCGCTGCGAGAGCTGCATGATGTAGTCGAAGTCCTTGTCCAGCTTCTGGAGACGGTCGAACTCCTCGGTGATGATCTTCGACCATTCCTCCCGCTTATCCATGTCATTGCCGTAAGCGGTGCGAATGTTGGCGTAGGTCGGAACCTCGGCGAACACATCGTAGAAGGCTGACATGGCCAACGTGAGGAACGCTTCCGACTCGCGGAAGTTGACGTTGGTGCGGAACGCTTGGTTGTTGCGACGAAGCTCTGCTGGATTGTACGGAGGATTGCCGTCAACAAGACCACGGAGCTTTGCGCGGGTACTGTTCCGCAGCTCGTCGGCCATGATGAGCTTTTGGAATATCTCGCGAGCCGATGCCGCGTCGGCAATACGAGTTTCGGGAGCTTTACCCTCCTCGTTAATGGTTTCGAGCGGCAGTTGGGCTAGGTTTCCGTACATGGTCGTTTTTTCCAGCAGTGAGCTGGCAAGTTTGCGTTCTCTGTAGCGTCCGTAAATTTATGGAGCGTTTCAATGGGAAACCACACCATGCTTCTGATGAAGCAACCACAAAATTCACAGCTTTGAAGCTGGTCGTCTAGTGGCGTTGTCCCGTGTTGAGAAAGTGTCCTGACAGCCTCCTTGAGGACGCGAGCGTTGCATCCGGTACATCCGAGCGGCTTTCGGTTGAACTGACATCCGGCGCAAATGCTCGCCCTTCGAATCGCTTCCGCCTGATCCACCTTGCCGCCACCAACGGTCAGCCCATGAATCAGGCTCATGCTGAAGCGGATAACGTCTCCAATCTGAAGAGATTTCAAACCTTTTGGCTTAGGAATCTCAACTTCGTCGTAGGAGCAATCGGCACCGTTACGGCACTGATACTCGGTGATTAAGATGTCGAGGTTGGATGGAACCTTGACCGCATTGGCCGCGTAATGGTTGCGGACGAACTCGCGGAGCTGCGGCAATGAACCTGCCGGTATCTCGATTCCGGTTTCAGGAACGCGATAGTTCCATCCGCCAGGAATGACATTGTGTTCATTGAGAATCTTGTAGCCGCTCATACGTCTCCGTCGTAGTAAATGGAGTCTGCGTCCCTCACCAGCTTTTCCCATACCTTGTCAGCTTTTGTTGCTCGCGGTTCAAAGGAGGCGGTTTTACGCACCAGATCAAGCAAGACTACAGCAGCGTCGGCCAAGTCCGGCGATTTTCCGGTCCTTTGCTTCATCACGGTTTTCGATTCGACGGATATCTTCCGCTTGGAATCGTCGAACATTCGCGCACAGAACTCCTGCAATGTCTCAATGTCCATGCCGCCAACTCGCTCCTCGACGACCCATTTACGCATCGAGAACCAGAGTTCCGTTACCTTGCGGTCGTAAGCCTCATTGCATGGCCTACTATCCTCGTCGCTAACCGGAATGGTCGATGGAGAGCCGCCGAACTCGACACGATGAACCACACCCCATTCGCGAGTCAGAATGTCCGCCAGACCGCCACCTTCACCGCTTGAATCGAGAGCGAACTTGTCCGGTGGAACGCCGCGCTTATTGCATTCCTCTTTAACTCGATTGGCTATCTGGTAATGGACCGGCTCGGTGAGCTGCGCGTTGGGCGATATCTGGATGATATCCTGAAAAAGTATGCTCAGCTTATCGTTAGCGGTGCCAACCTTGGCAAAGCGAAGGATACATCTGTCACCCCCAAAGCCGGGGTCGAGAGCTGCGACGATCTGGACGTTGGTTGTAAACGTGAGCTTTTTGTTCGGCGAATGCGTGTCGATGAGCGACTCGGACAGCACCGTCTTAACCATGCCGTCAGGACTCCAGAATCCGCGTGTGTACTTCCAGAACGTAGGACTCTGCTCGCCCTCATGGCGCATCGCCGACAAGACCTGATCTTGGGTGATGAGATACGGGTACTTTGTTCGCCCCTCGGTGATGTTCGGCGACTTCATGCCGTCGAAACGTCGGCACATGCCGCGTTCCGTCAGCCAGTGCTGATCTTCAATAGTGACGCTGCGCCATCCTTTTGCTGGGGTGCAGAATCTGCCGTGCGGATCGAACTTTGATGCCGGATTCCCAATAACCAGCATCTTAAACTCGCGGCAACCCTTGGAGAGGTTTGTGCAAGCCTCAAACGCTGCTTCAGGCGTGTCCGTCGCTTCGTCGATGATGACCATCACGCGTTCCGCGTGAATACCTTGAATGTTGGCCACTGCCTTCGAGGTGTTGCCTTCAGCGACGGCGATAGCCGAAATGGAATGACGGTCGTCACCTTTGACAGCCTGTAACGCCATCTTCGAATCGACCATGTTGCCAGGGAATCCACGCGATTTCCGAACAAGATCCTGAAGATTGGCCCACATACGCTTTCGGATCATCTTCGCGGTCGTCGATGTCAGAACAACCGTTGACTTGGCAGGGTTGGCCAACCACCAAACTGTCGCGAAAAGCGTTGCGCCGAAGGTCTTTCCGCTCGCTCCGCATCCTGCCCAGCCAACGTAGTCATGCTCGCAGAGGCTTTCTACTTGAGCTTCAAGCCACGGGTTCCAACTCATCTTCGGCCATAACATTTTCGTCGCATTCTGAAAATGTTCGAAAGTGCCAAGTCCACCCTCATTCGGTTGGAGTCGATTGCGGAAAGCGTACAGTTCCAATTCAAGATCGGGAATCTTGACGGGGGAACGTATTCCGTACTTGTGGTCGATCAGTGGATTCTCAGACACTTGCTCTGCCATAGTTTGGCCTTGCATTAGTTGTCGTTGGACTTGAGGTTGTGCGAAAGGAAAAATATGCCGTCGCAACTTGTTTCTTCATCCGGCTGTTGCCAGCCTTGCGACTCCGATCCGGTGGTCGTGAATATCCCCGGTCCTCAAGGGGCAGCGGGTACTAACGGCACCAATGGCACAAACGGCATTGATTCGTTTACTTACACGACGGCTCCATTTTTTGTTCCTGCTCTTGGAGCATCGGTTGTGGTTCCGGTCGATAATACTGAGTTTTTGCCTGAATCAGTCGCCGGACAGTTCTTCGTTTCGATTCAGGGTCTTGGGTACATGCAGGTTACCTCGGTCGATGGCCTGCTGCTGACCTTGCAGAATCCTGCCGCTGGTGTTCTTGGTATTGCCAATGCGGTTCCGACTACGTTGATTCCGTCCGGTTCGCTCATCACGCTTGCTGGAGCGATTGGGCCTACGGGTGCTGCCGGTGTTTCGGGCGGTGCGCCGGTTGGAGCTTCTTACATCTGTCGCACAGCCGATGGAACTCTAACGAACGAGACTGCTCTCGATTCACTTTCCTCCGGCTACATGAAGACAGCCGGATCTGGCGGTGCTGGTGCTGTCTCGACCGTTGCGACGGTGCCGGTTGGCGACATCAGCGGCACGTTGCCGATTGCCAAGGGTGGCACGAACTTGACGACCGCTCCGGCGAACAAGATTCCGGTGGGCGATGGAACCACCTATCTCCAGAAGGAAATCGTCGGAACAGCTCCGATTGTTGTCACGAATTCGGCTGGAAACATTACGCTGTCCGCGCCTTCGATTGTCCCGTTCAACTACGTCACGTTTACACGGAGGGTGACTGGTCTTGGAGCTGCAAATGCCCCGAATGTCAGTTCAACTTCGGCAAGCAATCCATACAGCACATCTGTTTACACGACGGCATCTTATGCTGGCCTTGATTCAGCTTCTGGATTCACCGCATCAAGTGGACGGTTTACCGTTCCATACACCGGATACTACAGAATAGACGCTTATTTCAATCTTGATGCGGTATCAACAACCGCAGCTGTGACTGTTTTTCTCAGAAAGAACGGATCTGATATTTTAGTGTCAAAATCGTTCAATGTGACAAGCGGTGGATACCATCCAATATCTCTTACTTACATTGATCAGGCGACAGCTCTAACCGATTTTTACGAGGTGTTGGTTAGCACGAACCACAATCTCTACGTCGATCAAGGCTCCTCATTCTCTGTCCAGCGTATTCAGGCTTAAACCATGAGCGAACGCGCACCACGCAGGTACACGGACGGATCTGTCACCTTCGACGGTGGCATCGACTCCGGCGTCATGCCTTCCGAGGTGGACAAGAATCAGGTTGCGTTCGCCGTCAATGCTAACTTCCGCGAGGGCTTCATCTCGCCTCGCCCCGGTTTCGTTCAGAAAGACTACGACCTCTGTGTCACCATTACGGCAGATAATGCCGAGATTACCGCTGACCAAACGAACGTGACGGCGGATGGGTGGTCGGAAGATTGCTACGGTCCTCAGGGTCTGACCGGCACGTTCCAATGCGCTCTTCCCTACATCTCGGACGATGGACGCACGTTTATCCTTCTGCTGATCAGTGGTAAAGTGTGGCTTTACGACTGCCTTCAGAACAAGGCTCAGAACCTTACAACCTCTCCTGACCTAGAGAATCCGTCCAACCTGCTCGATGGTTGGATGGTTCAAGCTGAGAACTTTGCCGTCATTCAGGACGGATTCAGCAAGCCACTGATCTTCAACGGGACAAGCCTGCGTCGAGCTAAGGACGACGAGATTAAGACCGGCAGAGTTATGGCCTACGTCAATGGCCGTATCTGGTACGCGCTTCCGAACGGATTTTCATTCCGAGCCACTGACATTGTTTATGGAGACGGTACGCGAGCCAGCGTTCTCAAAGAAACCGAGAACACCTTCCTCAATGAAGGCGGAGACTTTTCGGTTCCGTCAGATTCAGGAGGTATCACAGCGATGGCCGTCCCCGGCGATCCAGATACGTCACTTGGCCAAGGACCGCTTCTTGTCTTTACGCCTCGATACGTTTTCAGCGTCCAAGCACCTGTAGACCGCGATGTTTGGAAGAACCTGAACTATCCCATTCAGGCTATCAGCTTGCTGACCAGCGGCGCGCTAGGCGCACGGTCGGCCATCACCGTCAATGGCGATGTCTTCTACCGAGCTATCGACGGCATCCGCTCGTTCATCATCGCTCGTCGGTCATTCAATGACTGGGGCAACACACCCATCAGCGGCGAGATGACGCCCATCGTTGAGAACGATCAGTCGAATCTCTTGTGGGCCAGTTCAGCCGTTGTCTTCGATAACCGAGTGCTGATGACCTCTCAGCCTCGCTTCAATTCAGAGGGTGTGATTCATAAGGCCATATCTGTGCTGGATATGGAGCTTGTCACCTCGATGCGGAAGAAGGCTCCTCCGGCATGGGCTGGCATCTGGACTGGTCTAAACATCTTGCAGCTCGTCAAGACCGAGAACGCTTACGGAGACGCTTGTTTCGCAATCGCTCGCGGATCGGATGACTCGATTCAGATTTGGGAAATCACCAAGTCCGAGAAGTTTGACATGAACTTGAGTGAGGTTCCAAAGAAGGAAATCGAGTGGCAGGTGCAGACTCGCGCCTACAACTTCGAGGTTCCGTTCGGCCTGAAGCGGCTCGATTCCGGCGACTTGTTCATCGACAGATTGGAAGGCGATGTCTCGTTCAATGTCACCTATCGGCCTGACCAGTATCCTGGCTGGATCGACTGGATTGACTTCGCCGAATGCGCGACTGTTACGCAGTGCTTTGATCTTTGTCCGCTCACGAACTTCAAGCCGCAGTATCGGCCTAAGATGCGTTTTCCGACTCCATCGGATGCGCCGTGTAATGCGACGATCAGCACTCCCGCTCGGAATCTTTACGAGGTTCAGGTCATGCTAAACATCATCGGGTACTGTCGGGTTAAGAGTCTTCGAGTTCACGCTTACGACATCCAAGAGTCGAGTGTTGGAGAGTGCCGGACGGTCTTTCCTGCCTGCACACCGCTCGATGTCTGCGATATCAACCCGCTGACCTACACATCGGAATAGCCTAACGATTATGCCAAACCTTACGCTCATCACGCTCACTCCGCCGAGTCTGCCGGTTGGATATTGTCCGCTGAATTACCAGAACTTGGCCAACGATATCATCAGCGGCACTCAGGCGACGTTCAACAGCGCGATTGGAAACTCGTTCTTTAACTTCGGATCTTCGACGCCTGCGCTGAACAATCAGGTTTATCCGTGGTTGGATGAAGATGGTAACTGGTGGGTGTTCAACGGAGGCTATTGGAATCGGAAGAATCCGGTTTCCATCAACAGTCTTGAGCGTCGAATCTTCGTTGGGACTACCAATGATCTGCTTTCATACGACGGTGGCGATGGAACATCAAACCCTGTAACCAATTACAGCGGGGCGATGTGGGAGGTTGATACAAATTTTCAGGCTCGATTCCCGGTCGGTGCTGGAACTTTTGCGGCGAGCGGAGTCGTCAACGTTAATGGCACAGCCACCTCGACCGCTGTTGTCGGCGAGGATCAGCACACGCTGAGTGTGCAAGAGATGCCTGCTCACACTCACAATTTCTTCCCGCTTGTCACTGCGGATGCAAATAATGGTGGAGCTAATGGCGTCCAGTACGGCACCACGGCTAATGTCCCCACTTCATCCACTGGAGATGGAGCGGCTCATAACAACCTGCCGCCGTTTTACGGTGTTTACTTCATCAAGCGAACCGCCCGAGTCTACTACACCAAATGAAGCTGATCGTTCAGGACATCCGCTCGACTATCGCTCGGGTCATCGGCGTATGTGTCGATGATCAGCGCGTTTACGACTACATCAACCAAGCGTGTCGAAGGCTTCTACACAAAGGGCTGTGGGCTGGAGCGTACGGGCGGTTCACGATTCATACGGTCGGCGGTTGCATCACTTGGCCGCGCCAGATCGAAACCATCGAAGCTGTAGCCGATTGCTGCGGAGTCGGAACGGTTCGCAATCAATGGTTTGAGTTTCAGGAAACCGGCTATGGACTGCTCAACTCAGGAGACGCTTGCGTCGGTAAGCAGCTTGTTGACCGTGGGACTGTCGTCTCTTACCGCGACATGTCTGGCGGTCTTAACAGCTACATTCGAGTCTACCCTGGCGACGCTTCGGATGTCGGCAAGACCATCACCCTACAAGGAGTCGATCAGAACGGTCAGTGGATTCGAACGCAGTCCGGTGGCGCATGGATTGACGGAGAGAAGTTGACGCTCGCTTTGCCGTACGTTCAATCGACCAAGAAGTTCACGCAGCTTACGGGTGTTATCCGCGAGGCGACGAACACCGCGAGCCGTTTGTACGAGTATGATGCGACCGCGTTGTCCGAACTCGATCTAGCAGTTTACGATCCTGATGAAACTTTGCCGCAGTACCGTCGGAGCCTACTGACCGACCGCTGCCACAACGACGAGGATAAGCCGGTGACGGTCATGGCGAAGATGCGCCATATCAACGCGACGAGCGTCAATGACTACCTCATTCCTCCGTGTCCTGATGCCATCAAGCTGATGGTCATGGCGATTCGTAAGGAGGAGAACGATTTGATTCAGGAAGCAGTGGCCTACGAAGCCAAAGCGGTTCAAGCTGTGCAGGAGCAGACGATGCAGTATCTGGGCGATGCTGTCGCGACGATACGCATGGTCGGTGTAGGATTAAATGGCGGTGGATTCTCGCAATGGTTCTGAACCAAAAGGATAATTTATGGCAATAGGACTTGGAGCGGCAATTTTGGGCGGAGCTGGAATCTCGGCAGCGGGAAGCCTGCTCGGTGGATTGTTCGGTGGAAAGAAGCCGAAGGTTCCCGAGCTGAAGCCGATTGATTTCGCCAAGGAGCAGCAACAGGCGATTCAGCAGAACATCGCGTCGCTTGAGTCGGCCACTGATCTGGCAAAAAGAACGACCGCCGCTGAGCAGTCCCAGCTTGAGACACAGCTTCGTCGTGCGATTCCTGGTTATGATCAGCTTGTTTCTCAGGCTGGGCAGAACATTGCTGCTTCTCTTCGCGGCGAAATCTCGCCCGAGGTTTCCGCTCAGGTTCAACGCTCGACTGCTGGACGCGCTTTGTCTGGTGGATTCGGCGCAGGATCTGGATTTGGTCGTGCGCTGACTGCTCGCGATTTGGGTCTGACCGGCATGCAGATTCAGAATCAAGGTCTTGCTCAGGCTCAGAACTTTATCCAGCAGCAGCGAGCGTTCGGCATGGTTCAACCGTTCTCGGTGAGCAGCATGTTCATCACGCCAGCGCAGCGCATTGGAGCGATTCAGCAGCAACAATCGGCCATGTACGGTCGTGATTTGACTGCTGCTCAGGTTGCTGCCGCTCCTTCTCCGATGCAGCAAGCGGCGCAGACTGCGCTTACCAACTTTGGCGGTGTTGCTGGTGGCGCGCTGTCGCAGTACGGAATGTATCAGGGGTTGATGGCTGGCCAACGTGGGTCGTCGCCTTCGTACAATCCAATGAACGATCCTGAGCTTTACGCGATTCCCGCCACGAACACTTCCGAGCTAGGGCCGACTTCAACGAGCTTGTTCCCAGAGTACGGCTCTTCAATCTACGGACGCTAAATCTTATGGCTGACCAATCTCTTCAAGCATTTCAGCTAGGTGCATCGCTGTTCGACCGCGCGCAGACGCAGCAGCGGATGATGGAGCAGTTTCAGATGCAGACGGCGGAGTCTGTGCTGCAACGTCAGGGTATGGAGCTTCAGAACAAGATTCGAGACATCACACTTGCTGATGCCATCGGTGAACAGCAAGCGCAGGTTGAGGAGTTCAAGACGTTTTCTGATCTTAGCAAGGGTGTTGCAGATTATCTTAACAACCCCACCGACAAGGCGAAATTCCCAGTCATACCTCCGTTTAAGTCTAAGCAGTACAGGCAAGAGGCAGACAAGATGCTGAACAACCTTGAGAAGTATTCTGCTCGGGCTGAACTTATGGCGGCCAAGAGAAGAGCAGAAGCAAAGGCTGATGCTTTGAGCGCAGCTCAATACAACATTGCGGCAAAATACGGAGCTTTTAAGCTCAATCCTCAAACCGGACAGCAAGATATTGACTACGATCTTGTGAACAGCATTGCAGCCAAAGAGCGAGAGGCTGCACTAGCTCAAACTCAAGCGAAGACTACCTCAATCATTGGAAATCTTGAGGTTGCAAAAAACAACCTTCTTCGACTCCAGCAAGAAGGTAAAGACAAGGTTGCGATTGAAAACGCTAGGATGGCTTATCGCAAAGCCTTGGATAGGGAGAAGCTAGATCTTGAAGGAGAGCGTGTTGATCTTCTCAGGGAGAAGACCGACATCGAACGGGAGAAGGCGCTTAAGGGTGCTGGAGCTAAACCGACCAAGCTCGACCTTGATGAACTTGAGTTTTCCGAAGCTGTTCTTAACGGAATCAAGCCGCTTGAGCCGTATCTTGATCAAGACCTGTACGGACCTATGTTCAACATGAAGGTCAAGGCTGGCGAGATGGCTGGAACATTTGGAGCGGAGCGAGAGGCGAATCAAGTTTACAATAACTTGAGAAGTGGAGCGTTGTTTAAGCGAGGTGGTAAAGCTCTTACAAAATCTGAAATTGGTGTAATCACATCAAACATCGGAAATCCAACTGACACTGGTTTTTCTGATCGTGTTAACACCTACAAGTTGCTTCAGGCTAGAACGTTGAAAGATCGAATCGATAAGCTTAGGACTCAGGGAATTGCCGATAATCCTCAGTATTCTGGCTATATTGCCGATCTTGAGAAAAAGGCGAATGAGGTTCTTGGCGTTGAAGAGGAGGTTTCTAACACTGTTGCTCAACCTGCAACCGCTCAGGGTAATACTAGGATTCGTTTTGATTCTCAGGGAAACACGATTCAATAAATTATGCCAATCGAAGCTGAAATCGAAGGTATCGGAATCCTTGAGTTTCCAGATGGAACTCCAAACGAAGTTGTTCAGTCTGCCGTAAAACGGACTATTTCCGAAAGAGCCGCTGCTAAACCTTCTATTCCACAAATTGCGTCAAAGCCGGAAACACTTGAAACCGCTGGTTCTCCAGTGGCCTTGAATCAAGCTGTTCAGCAGTCTGCGAAAGTCGGCCAGCAACGATTTCAATCTCAAGATCCGCTGGTTCAACAGGCTGATTTTTACCTTGGTCCTGACAGTGCGCGTAAATTTCAGAAGTATGTTTCCGGAAACTACGAGCCGCTTCCAGACGAAGATTTCACGGATAAGGAGCGGTCGTTCCTTGTAGATTATGAAAACAAGCGTGGCCGCAAAGTTCTCGGTGGCATTGTTCGATATGGTGCGCCATTGGCCGCTGGTTTTCTTCCTGGCGGTCAAACGCTTGCCGGTGAAGCTGCAATCGGACTTGGTTCTGAGCTTTTGGCTCAGACTCTTGAACCTGAAAAGATGCGTCCGTTCCAGATTGGAGCTGCCGCAATCCCCACTCCTAGCATCGCTAAGCCGGGAACTGGAACTGGAGTTCGTCGGTTATTGACGAGCGAAACTGGAGTTCCACAGCAAGCCACACTTGGAGCGCAAGCAAGGCGTGAGGCGACTGCTGGGGGATTGCAAGCTGGCGCACAAGCAGGAGTTGAATCTCTTGGCGAAGATGTAAGCGGTGGCGAAATTGCATTGAGAGCGGCAATGGGAAGCGTTTTGTTTCCCGCCATATCAACTACGGTTCGA